GTAGTCCCGACAAGAATCGCCGACACCTAATTTTATCTTTTCACTGCGCTGTTTATCAATATATTAACTTTATTATAGTCGATTATGGTCAAAAATAGGTAAAAATTATTTCATCTCTTCTACGATAACTTCCCATTTGCCAGTAGCATTCATATTTAAGTAGTAGTCACCTTCTGGCTTAGTTAGATATGCTTCACTTTCTTCTTTTTCTTGCGTCATAACCTCTGGGAAGCCACCTGTTTCCATAACATCCTCACCATCCGGAACGACATAAAAAGAAAAAAGACCAGCCTGCATTGCCTTATACCTTACCCGAGCCTTCTCGCCTGATAAGTGAAATGACCCTGATTTTTTTGAACCGCTTCCCTTTAGCGAAAATATCTCTTTCCACTCCTTTGGAGCAGGTTCTCCTGATTTCGATGCAGGTATTTCATTAGAAAGAGAACTATTAGGTGCAGGCGAATCGCTACAGGAATATAATAGAATCAATGCCGTGCAAATGGATAATAGATTTTTCATAGATCATTTTTTGTTTTTAGTACGCCAAGTTTTGACGCACCAGAATTTTTATTTAGTGTTAAAATTAATACAATAATAGTAAAATAAATGAAAAAGAGAAAACCTGCTCTACCAAGAAGAAAATTAAAATATCCTACTTCTTCGCTTTACTACCGCTCGCCGCTTCTTGTCGGTTCTTCCTTATTTGTTCGAGTGCCGCCGCGCTCCTTTGTTCCGGAGTTGTACCAGCCTGTGCAGTTTGATCAGCTTTTTTCACCGCCTGTAATATGGTCTGAGAATTAATCAATACCTTATTCTGTTCACTTTCAATTTTAAATAGCAATGACTTAATCTCTGATAAATCATCCGAATTTTTGACACCCTCGGCTTCTGTCGGGGGTGTTTTGGCATTAATCATCTCACCAGATCCCAATAGCAACCAATATATGTTTACTTCAGTGAACATTTTTGCTATTCCTTGGATTACTTTAAGACCTGGATCCTTTCTTCCGTTCCTGATATCGCTTATCAAACCGGGCGTTATCCCTATAATACCGGCAAATTCCCTATCGTTTTTAATTCTTTTAATGCTAACTAAATAATCGCAAAGAATTAATAATCTTTTTGTTAAGGTTTCCATAAACAAATATGTGTACCAAAGTGTATTTTTTGTTCGCTTTGGTGTATATCTTTGTTTTGTCAAAGCAGTTAGGACATTACAAAAATCATGTAAAGGTAAGTCTCATTGCAATACAACAACAGGGGATTTTTCCTCTACATTTTGAAAGTTTTAATATGAAAACTGTTACCATAACAAAGCGAATAGGTAAAGTAGACAAAATTAGATCTATGGCAATTAATCAAACTGCAAAACATTTTGATTGCGATCCATCTCACGTAAGAAAGATAGATTCCGGCGAAAGAGAAAATGAGGAGATCAAAAAATACTACCGGGAGCTTTATACAAAATTGTCAAAACTGTTGACCGCCTAACCCCTACCCTAATGTCTGAACTGGATACTATAAAAGAGATAAAAGCGCTTCGCAAGGAGATCAGGGAATTAAAGGCCCTGATTGAGAAATCCGGTGTTGTTGCTTCTCCAAGTGTTCCAGAGGTAACATTAACCCCAGGTGAGGTAATGGAGGCGTACAATATGACTAAAGATCAGCTGAGATACATGCGCCGAAATAATCCGGAAATAATAAGGACTGTTGGCGAAGTGGAAGTAGATAATCTGGGTAGATCAATGAGGAGGCGTTTAAGATATTCCAAAACTGCTATTGAAAGCTTGATAAAAAATCCCAATAATGTCAAAAGTAGTTTATAATGAAAGTTGTGCAGTCATTCTATTCGACTGTAGTCTACCAAAAGAAGAGCGAATCAAAAACCCGATATTATTCAACTCTATTGTTAGCGCTTGCAACTATATAGGTCTAAGGCAGGATAAGATATATTACTATGCCAGCATGGAAGCCCGTCGGAAACAAAGAAGGTTTGTATCAAAAAAACATAATGGTAAAGAGTTTGCAATAAGGTTTGCACCATCAAGATAATCAAACAGTTAATCCAGTAATATGAAAACAAAAGTTGTTATGATCCGGCAAATGGGGGGCTTAGATGTTCACCAGCGTACCGACAATGGTATGTTTAACGCTACTTCACTTTTAAAACAGTGGAATAACAAAACTGGAATGCGCAAAGAGGTTAGCAAGTTTATGGCCTTGGAGCAGACCAAAGACTTTCTGGATGTGTTGGTAGAAGAGGAAAATTTAGATACGCACAAATCTGCGTATGTAAATTCTAAGGCTTCCCGAGGCGAAAATGTCGGTACCTGGATGCATCCATTCCTTTTTATAAAGTTCGCCATGTGGATTAACCCACGATTCGAGTACAATGTAATAAAATTCGTATATGACGAACTTATAAAGAATCGTCACGATGCCGGGGACATGTACCGGACCTTATCTTCTTCCGGTATGAGGTTAAAAGGTTACAAGTTTGACGAGGTAGCCAAGGCGCTGCAGTGGATAGTATTTAATAAGACCGGTAAAAACTTAAGGCAGACGGCCACGCAGGAACAATTAAGAGAGCTGGCAGAGTTACAGAATAAGCTCGCATTTGCCATTGATATGGGTTATATCCGGTCCTATGAGCAGCTGATCAGCGAAATGAGAAAAATCTGGAATGATAAGAACAATCCTGTTAAACAATTAAAGCGTGCATAATGGACCAGAAGCGATCGATAGAAAGATTCAGGAATGTGGTAGTAGCTATAATGGTGCTGTTTTTCTTCTGCTGTGTTGTGGCCTTAATAGCTACCTGTAATATAAGATAATCAATTCAACATATCAGTTTAAAAATTCAACTCTAACCGGGTACTGGCGGAGCTATGCCCAAAAACTTTAAAGCTATGCATTATCAAACATTCTACGCGGTTGCCTTTACAATCCTTGGCGGCTTAGCTATAACCTGGGCGCTTACTACGCTTGCTTTTTATCATGGCAAAAAATTAAAAAAATGAGCTTGATTGGATGGAGTTTAATAATACCCGGAGTGCTTGTTGGATTTGCCTTCTTCACGTTCCTTAACTGGGCGGAGAAAGAGTTTGGAGAGAAGGACGATTCAGACCCATATAATGATGATTGGATGCAGTTCATTTAAATAGTTGTGGCACGCCGGATAAGCCCAGAACCGGCAAAATATTAGGCGATTGATTCTCCGTGGAGTTCGGGGCCAGGTTGGCAACTGGTACAAGCTATGAAGCGCAGATAAATATCTAAGCATATCCCTAATTGGGAGTTGTTAAGCCGACTATAGCAACGGAGAGCCTGACAGCCGGGAAAGACCGGCACTCTAATGCAGCCATTGACGGTCCAAAGCCCGTGAAATGCAGATGGGAGTTAGTTCTTTTACATATTGGAATGCGAAAATAGCGCTCTTATGAGTGGCATAGGCTTGAATGCGGTTTCGTCCCGCCTCCCGAGATGTGCATAAGAGATACCCAAAGCGTTGACTTGTCCACAATGGGGAGCATTAAAAAGTATAGCACATTCCTGTGCTGTAAGAACAATTTAAAAATCAGGCGATAGCCTTTTTACATAAATGGCTGGCACCATTCCCCTGCCGGTCTACCGTGGCCTTTGATGGCAGCAGGGGGCAACCCTTTATAGACAGCGAAGGCATGTGGATGTATGTATAATAATGCTGCAAGCGAGGTATAACGCTTAACGTACTGACTTCATGGAATGAGAATATAGCGATACGGACATGACCGGACGGGATTAATTGCAGACAAAGGCATATAAGAAGCATGCCAATTTTTGAATCAGATGTCCCCCATTCAATATCGGATGGGGGATTTTATCAGCCAATCATTTTTATGGATAAAAATACAGAACCGGCATTCCCGATGCTTGACCCGAATGGAAGTTATACGCAATATGGACTATCAAAAAGAGAATACCTCGCTGCATTGGCTATGGTTGGACTGAGGTCATCGAAACTGCAAACCACATACAGAGGGGCAATATCATTATGGGATAGTAAATCAATCGCTCGACAAGCTGTCTCAGACGCAGACGCTTTAATTAACGAATTAAATAAATAATCATGGCAAAGAAATCATTTCACTTCGAAATAGCCATTCCGTTACCTGGGATGGAGTTTAACAGGCCAATAAATCACGGTGATCTGGAAATATCAGGAGTTGGTTACTTCTGGCCGAACGAAGAGCCGGAAGATCAATTTGATTTTGATATAGACCAGGTGCATATGAATGGAGGTGATATAACAGGCTTCCTAAATTATCTGGAAGGTGGCGCCAAAGAGTTCCCATTCATTTATGACCCCTGCATGGCTCATGTTCAGAAATACTTTCACGAATACACTTTAAATCCGGTATCATGACACAATGCTGTGAAAAGGCAATATATGATTATAAGGTAAGCAAGCTTAAACCAGGTCAAAAAAGGATATTTAATGCCATAACAGACGAATGGCAGACTACAAGACAAATATCTGATAGAATAGGTTCAGGATCTGGGATTATAAGCCAGTTATTTGCTCTTCGCGGAAAAGGGTTAATTGATAGCCGGGAAGCTGAGAGCTTTATTATGTACTGGAAACTTAAAACACCTTAACCATGAGCCAAACAATAGCATTGGCCGCAGCTGTTATCGGCCTCCCTACGACAATAGGGGCTATACAGTGGGTATCCAAGATATTCAAAAGATAACTTTTTTTTCATAATGACAGGGTTTAGGCTCCGGTAATCTTGCCGGGGCTTTTTATTACAATTAAAACTAAAATATGGAACAGCAAATTCAAAGTCCACAGCTGGCAATTAAAAATTACTTCAGCCAGTCGAATGTAAAAAACAAGTTTACCGAACTATTGGGTAAACGAGCGCCTCAATTTATAACAAGTGTTTTACAGGTAGTTTCCTCAAATGACCTTCTTAAAAATGCAGATCCGGCAAGCATTTATCAATCTGCTGCGGTTGCCGCTACTCTGGATTTACCACTTAATAATAATTTGGGATTCGCTTATATCGTTCCGTACAACCAGAAGCAAAAAGATGGCTCCTTTAAAACAATAGCCCAGTTTCAGTTAGGGTACAAGGGTTTCATACAACTTTCTCAACGCTCCGGGCAATTCAAAACCATTGGCGCCGCTCCAATTTATGAGGGCCAATTGATCAGCGAAAACCCACTTACCGGCTATGAATTTGACTTCTCTAAAAAAGGGGATAAAATAATAGGGTATGCAGCTTACTTCAACCTCATTAATGGGTTTGAAAAGACGCTGTACATGACCACAGATGAGTTAAAAGCGCATGGTACCCGCTTCAGCCAGACATTTAAGAAAGGGTTCGGACTGTGGAAAGATGACTTTGACAGCATGGCTACAAAGACCGTTTTAAAGCTACTTCTCGCCAAGTTTGCGCCTCTTTCCATAGATATGCAGCACGCAGTAACATTTGATCAGGGATTAATAAAGGATGCGGAAAGCAATGATGTTGAATACCCGGACAATGAACAGGTATTCGAGGATGTAGAAATGGTATCAGAACGAAAAGAAATGGATAGGGTTAACGACTTCATTAAAAATGCCCAATCTATAAAACAGCTAAACGAAGCAAAGGACTTCTTAGCTACTGAGGAACAGCAAGAATTATTCAATCAACGCGAAAAGGAGCTTAAAAATGGGAAAGTTTGACGATTGGGAATGTAGGTGTTCGGCACTGGGAAATATCATGTCAAAGTCTGGCAAGTTGACCGATGCAAATAAAACGTTCCTGCTGGATGTATTCATTGGAACCATTTACGGTGTAAGAAAAGAGGCATATGGGAAAGCCTTAGAAAAAGGAAAATACTGTGAAGAGGATGGTATTAGCATGATTGGAGCAACTTTGCTTCGCGGTCAGCTCCCGATAAAGAACAAGGAGCGCAAGCACAATGGATTTATACACGGAGAATGCGATGTGTTTAAAAATGGCACTGTTTATGATGTCAAGAACGCTTTTACTCTATTTTCTTTTGGCAAAGCTTCTCTCACATGGGAATATGAATGGCAACTTGTAGGCTACAGCTGGTTATGGGGTGCAGAAAAGGCGGTATTATATTATTGCCTTAATGACATGCCGGAACATATGCTTGAAGAAGAGAAACGTATGTTATTCTATAAAAACAAATGGAAGTATCTAACATTTGAAAGCCAGAACTACATAGATGACTGTGAGGAACTGGAATCAGCACATAAATACAGCCATATTCCACTTGAAGAACGGTTCAAATATTGGGAGGTATCTATCAATAAAGACAGATTCGCACAAATAGAAGAAACTGTAAAAAACTGTCGGGTATATCTTAACCAGCTTTATGAGGAATATGAGGCGATGATAAATAAGAACAAGGCTTTAATCTTCCCCTCCATCACAACCGCCCAACACGATAAAGAAGTAAACGCAACTATAATTCAATAACCGCCCGGATAATTGCCGGGCTTTTTTAATCTCAAAAATATATGGAAACACTACAAGTGACAAAAGAAAACGCTTTAAAGGCCCACAAAGAAGCCAACGACAAAGGCAAATCATTGCTTGAAAATCTATTTGGGAAAAAGACATTCCAGGCAGATGTAACCAAGAGAGTATTTACAGTACAGGACGCTTGCGAAGACACAGGAGATGATTATTCAACACTGTATGATAACTGTAAAGACGAATACGAAAAGGCTGAAGTATCCATCAAAGTTTTTGCTAAGGCCATGAGACAAGGGCAACCAGAGAATAAATGCTTTTACTATCCTTATTTCTATGGTTCGGGCGGCGGTTTTTCGTGCCGCGGCTACTACAACGACCTCGTTTATGCGTTTGTCGGTTCCCGCCTCCGAGTTTTCACACCTGAACAAGCCGCCCACATGGGGAAATGTCTGGTTGAAGAATACAAAACATACCTGGGACGTAATTAATAAACCATCATAAAATAAAACACATGCTGATCACAATATCAGAAAAAAGCAAAAAGGCTTTCGAGGCCGCTGCAATAAAATTAGGGCAACCAACTACTTTGCCTGATTTCTCAATGTTACGCCCTGATTTGGCATTATGGCTAACTGCTAATTATATGCTTGCTATTATAATAGAGGCGGATAAAAACGGAGAAATAAGAGACTATAATAACCACTCGACACGTAAATACTGGCCGTGGCATTATACAAAAGATGGTTATGAACCCGGTTCGGGCGGCGGTTTTTCGTACCGCGACTACGCCTGCGACGGCGGTTCTACGGCTGTCGGTTCCCGCCTCACCTTGAATAGTTGGGGAGAGGCTAAAAATAGTGCAAATGACTATCCCGATCTGTGGGAAATAGTCAAGCTTACAGTAAAATAAGAATACAGGCTGCGAATCGTTGCTTTTTGGCGTTCTGCCGTAGTTCAGGCAGCAGTTTTTCGTACAACGACTACAACAACGACAACGATTATACGAATGTCAGTTCCAACCCTGTTTTTATTACGGTTCGGGCCTTGCTAACAATGCAAAAAATAACAAGTTTGAAAGGGCGTTGGTACTTATTGGAAGGCGACCTATTAAAACAGAGGCTATGAAAAGAATAGGTAATATCTACCACAAAATTTTTGAGTATGCTAATCTTGAATTAGCTGATACCATAGCTCAGAAAGGTAAAATGAAGCAGCCAGTAGTGGTTTCTCACAACAAAAAAAGAGAGCAAAACTTAACAGAACTGCAAAAAATGCTGATGGATGGCACATTTAAAACTTCCCCCTATACAGTTTTCAAGATTTACGAACCAAAAGAAAGGGAAGTTTTTAGGCTGCCATATTTCCCTGATAGAATTCTGCATCATGCAATAATGAATGTACTGGAGTCTGTTTTTGTCTCCCATTTTACAGCCGATACCTACAGCTGCATAAAAGGAAGAGGAATTCACTCTGCAGCAAGTAAACTAAAAAAGGCGCTTAAAAATCAGTTTGAAACGGCTTATTGCCTTAAACTGGATATCAATAAGTTTTACCCGTCAATTGATCACTCTATATTAAAGGCACTACTTAGAACAAAGTTTAAAGATCCACAGCTTTTAACCCTACTGGATGGAATTATTGATAGTGCGGATGGTCTGCCGATAGGGAACTATTTGAGCCAATACTTTGCAAACTTCTATCTGTCCGGGTTTGATCACTGGATCAAAGAAGAGAAGAGGGTAAAGTACTATTTCAGGTATTGTGATGATATGGTATTCCTTGCCAGGACAAAAGAAGAATTACATGTACTTCTGGCAGATATCCGGGAATATTTACAAACGAAGCTTAATCTGAAAATAAAGAGCAATTACCAGGTATTCCCAGTTGCAAGCCGTGGAATAGACTTTTTAGGTTACAAATTCTATCATACCCATACATTATTACGAAAATCAATTAAGAAAAACTTCGCCAGGGCTATATCAAAGAATGCCAATAAGCAATCCATAGCAGCTTATACCGGATGGGCGAAGCATGCAAATACTAATAACCTGATTAAAAAATTAATACCAGATGAAAAAGTTTAGCGATTTGGGCGTAAGCCCGGACGTTAAAAACTACATGGGAGACAAGATTAAGATAGAAAGAATCCTGAATAAAGAGATAGTAGTACATGAATATAAGATAGTGGATTCAAAATTTGACGGGAAAGGATTATGCCTTCACATGCAAATAAGCATTGATAATGCTAAGCGTGTAGTTTTTACCGGATCAAAGTTTTTAATGGACACAATTAAGAAGATTGCTGCCCATCAATTTCCCTTTACAACAACTATAGTAAAGGAATCAGATTGTTTCATTTTTACATAGAATAGTCATGCCAGAATGTAAATTTCCGGGCTGCCCTCGTAATTCAGATGGCAGTTCGACCTATTGTGTCTTTCACAAGAAACATTATTCCAATGTTGCAGAGGTGAAGATAAAGAAGCCACCACCGAAAGAAACGAACGATATGAAGGCGGTAAAGCGGGATCTTAAGAAGCTCTACCCGATTTATCTGGCTAAAAATCCCCTTTGCAATATTAAAAGCCCGGTGTGTACCGGTAAGGCAACCTGTGTAAATCATACAGAGGGACGTGGAGGGAATACCCTTGAAATAACCACCTGGGAGGCTTCGTGTGTACCCTGTAACCAATATATAGAGGAAAATCATGAATGGGCAAGACAAAGAGGCCACAAAAAGCAACGCCATACTTAAAGAGGATGCTCGATCATACGGCAAGGGTCTTCAGCTATACGCCCCCAAAGGTAAGAAAATAGAAATCATTACCACCTCACACGATCCTGTATATATCTGCAGGTACAATAACAATACATTTCCTGTTCATAAATATAAATTGATAATATAATGATAAGCGAAGTAAAGTTAATATTAGGAGATTGTTTATTGGTAATGGATGAAATACCATCTAATAGTGTTGATATGGTTCTTTGTGATTTACCTTACGGGACTACACAATGTAAGTGGGATGAAATAATCCCGTTTGATCAACTGTGGAATCATTATAGAAGAATATGTAAGCCTAACGCAGCTATAGTTCTTTTTGGCGCGGAACCATTTTCCTCTAAACTTAGAATTAGCAATTTGCCAATGTTCAAATATGACTGGATTTGGGATAAAGTAAAAGGAACTGGCTTTCTGAATGCAAAGAAGCAGCCGATGAGAAATCATGAAGTTATAAGTGTCTTTTATGATAAGCAGTGTACCTATAACCCACAAAAAACAACTGGGCATCCGCTAAAAGTTTCTTTCAGAAGAAAGCATCTACAGACAGATGTTTATGGAGAAATGAATAAAGACTATGCATATTCAAGTACAGAAAGGTACCCAACGTCAATACAGACGTTCCCAACAGACACACAAAATAGCTCACTCCATCCAACACAAAAGCCGGTATCTATTTGTGAATATTTTATTATGACCTATACAATGCCTGGTCAAACCATTTTGGATAACTGTGCCGGAAGTGGCACGACAGGTATAGCTTCCATGAATACTAAGCGTAATTCTATTTTAATAGAAAAAGACAAAGGCATTTTTGGAATTGCCAAAGAACGAATAACACTATACAAGAAGCAAGCCACACTATTTTAAACAACAACAATTAAAGGATATGGCAAACAGGGTTATTAGAGACTGGACTGATTCGCTTAAAATGGATGCCCTTTCCTTCCAAGCTGAAGTGCTATTCACTAGGTTAACAATGAAGGCTGATGATTACGGAAGTTTCCATGCTAACATAAAACTTGTTAAAGCTGCATTATTCCCTCTTAAATTGGATACTATAAGAGAGGCCGATATTTCCCGTTGGATGGACGAGCTCCTGAAGGCCGGCTTGATCGTTCTTTACGAAGTAGAATCAAAGCCATATTTAAGAATTTTGAATTTTGGGCAAAGAATGAGAAGCATGAAAAAACGATTCCCAGATATGCCTGATGACATTTCGCCGCAGATTGCCGCAGATTGCCGCAGATTGCGGCCTGAAGAGAAGAGAAGAGAAATAGAAATAGAAGGAGAAGTAGAAGGCCTGCCATCTCCGCCGCCAAGTTCCCTGACTTTTGACGAGTATTATGATAATTCATTGAAAAAAATGTCTCCGGCTGAATGCGCAAAGGAGTATTTCACCTCTAAACAATACACTCAGGCAATAGAATTGCTATGCATGAACCTTCGGATACAATTACCTCAGTTAAAATCCCTTGCAGTAGCTTTTAATGAGCATGTAACCATCCAGGGCAAGATAGAAAGGCCACTTCAGGAATGGGCGAAACATTTCGGCTATTGGGCTAAAGATCCCAAACGACAATCCATACAACAAAACCAGAACAATGGAAACACAGAGACCCCAGCAGAAAAAAGGAGCCGGCTCATACAGCAGCAAGCAGAACTACAGCGAAACGCAAGAAATTAGGAAGCCTCCAAGCGTTGTAAAGCTTGAAAACGCTGTTTTAGGTGCCATACTGAATGAAGGAAAGCCAACATTTGATTTAGTTAATGACATTTTCCTATCTGAAAACTGCTTTTACGATCCAAAAAATGCTACTCTTTGGGATTTTCTAATAAAAATTGATTCTAAGGCTATTCCTTGCGATTTGGTAACCGTAATAGGGAAATTATCAGACTACCCTGAGATAAAGGAAATTTGGACACCCTACGAGCTAAGTAAGCTAGTTTCAGAAGTTGTGTCTTCTGCCAATATTGAGGCACACTGCAGAATAATACAGGAAAAATACTTAGCAAGGGAAGCAATAACCGTTTGCACACAGACAATTAGGGCAGCTTACGACAATGATATTTTTGAGGTTCTGGAATATGCTGAAAGTGGGATTTTTGAGCTTACAGTAGGGAAAATAGGCAACGATTTCAAATCTATAAAGCAAGTTGCCTCGGAGAATATGAGGCAACTGGTAGAACTTGTAGCCAATCCAAAATTACTTACTGGAGTTCCCACTGGAATAAAATCGCTTGATAGTGTTACAGGTGGCTGGCAAAATTCAGACCTGATTATCCTGGCCGCCCGGCCAGGTCTCGGGAAGACAGCATTTGCACTAAACCTTGCCAGAGCGGCTGCAGAAGCAAATATAGGGGTAGGAATATTTACATTAGAAATGAGCATTCAGCAATTATTTAAACGGCAACTTTCTATGCATAGCCTGGTTCCTCTCAATTTTATAAAAACTGCTAACCTTACAGAAACGCAACTCGAACAAGTATCGAAAGCCTCTGAAGAAATTAGTAACCTTCCGATATTCATCGATGATGAGGGTGCGATAACTCTATTTAACCTGAGGTCAAAGGCACGAAAGATGAAAGCAAAGCACGGAATAGGGTTATTGATAGTTGATTACCTGCAATTAATGACTAATCCTGCATGCAAAGGGAATAGAGAGCAGGTAGTAGCCTCAATTAGCCAAGGCTTAAAAGCTCTGGCTAAGAGCTTGGATATACCGGTAATTGCACTTTCGCAGCTTAGCCGGGCTGGCGCCAGCAGGTCAGGTGACAATAAAAAGCCTCAGCTGTCAGACTTAAGAGAAAGCGGATCTATTGAGCAGGATGCTAATATGGTTCTTTTCCTTAGCCGGGAAGATTACGAAAAAACAGATGGGGAAATTGATAAATCACTTGTGAACACTGCAGAATTAAGGATTGCGAAAAACAGGGATGGTGATTTAAGAGAAATTGCCTTGAATACCGATCTTTCTACACAACGCTTTTTTGAGCCAGATTTAGTCAGTGAGCCAGTATTTGATAATCCAAATACTTCATTCAAAAGTATCTCCTTTGACCCGTTGAAGCAATTCAATGATGACGGTTTACCATTCTAACACTCCCTACCAATACAGGAGGAGATAATTCACTTACCCAGGCTATCGGATAACGGTAGCCTCTCTTAATTCTGACAGTTCATGAGCGGAACGATAAAGGTTACTGATAAATACGGGGATGTTCATTTTGAGGCATCATTTTATAACCTGGAAGAGAGAAAGAGATTATCAGCGCACATCAACAACACTTTTTATGCCAAGAACATGACAGTTCTTATAACATTTGATCCATATGGAGATAACGATGAAGATTAAACCACTTTCTGTCAATGATGCTTGGAAAGGGAGACGATATAAATCTGATGAGTATAAACGATATGAGCATGCTCTTTTGCTCCTGTTGCCGAAAATTAAGCTCCCAGAGCCGCCTTACAGAGTATCATTTGAATTTGGTTTCTCAAACACGGCCGCTGACTTTGATAACCCGGTAAAGCCATTAACAGACATTCTACAGAAGAAATATGGATTTAATGACAAGGAAATACTGGAAGCTACTATCAGGAAAATAAATGTTATAAAAGGACAGGAATACTTCAAAGTAACAATCGAAAATCTATTTAATAATTCAAAGTAAAAGCAATGACAGCGGAAGAACTCATGAAACCAAGATATGAGGTTATAGCCGATTATCCAAATAGCCCTTATCAAATTGGGGATATTGTTCAAGCAGATAGTGGTATGACCTCAATGCATATTACTTCATTCGATTATACAGATGAGTTTGGAGATAATGTAGTGCAGCATACGCATGTACCGCCTTTAGTTTTCGATCAATTTCCTGTGCTATTCAGAAAATTAAATTGGTGGGAACATCGAAATATAGAAGATATGCCGAATAAGCTTATCAGCCACTTTAGCCCAGAAAGCACGGAAGTTTACCACATAGAAGGATGGGATATGCAGTACATGTTGGGGTGGACAAATAAAGAGAAAAGAGAATGCTGCTCACTCTTAACCTTCTCACCCGAGTACGGATATTTCCCTGTTGATTAACTTTTTTAACCGGCTCCGGAAGGGCAGCAATAGATATGAATCACTTCTTTGCTTTCCAGTTTTGGCGAATCCAACGGCGGATAGTGTCGGTATCTGATATGTTGCCCTGTTGATTGGTTATGTCGCGAAGTTTGTCACGGTCCGTTTCTGAAATACGCAGGTTAAGCGTAACGATCTTTTCTGCGTTCTCTTTTTTAGGTCGTCCTCGTTGTATTTTTTGTTCTTCCATGCAGCAAAGATAATTATTTTCTGTAACGAAAAAATATTTATAAAAATATTTGGTGTTTCAAATTATTGTAACGATCTTTGCGTTACAATAAAACAAAAACAATGGCAAATCTTACCACTCTTACGCTAAATCAAAAAATCAGGGTTCAATCTGAAATTAATGCTTGTAAAAACAAAATAGACAAAGAGATGAATTACAGTACGGATTTAAGAGACCATATAAGAATATCGGAATTGAGAGAACACTTAGATAAATTAAATAACATGCTTAAATATGGATGGGATGCGCCAATATTTTAAAATATTTCATGTCTATAGAAAGAGGTCAGACGGTTCAATGCATCATGTTACATCTTTCAGATCAGGAAGTAGGATAGAGGCAATAAAAATATTCTCAAAGGAGAATAACATGTCATTGGGTTATTATGTAACTGGAATGCTTCAAAAAACGAATGAGGCGCTTGATATTCCATTTCATTCACAGCGTAGAATTGAGGATCGTGGCATAAAGATTAGAAGGTATGGGTACATGTATGAATGGACTATGAGAGAACATTTTAACGATGATAGGTGGATTATGACAGATGTTATCCATCTTCCAAAAAGCATTATAGATAAATATATACCTAAAAATATCAACAGCATTGATATAACCGGGCTTTTTGATTACCTAAATGATATTACCCATGAGCGAAAAGACACTACAGGAAGTATCTAAAGAAGAGTATTACAATTTTATAGCAGATAAAAATGTGAAACTATCAGTTGAGGGCGACTATCCTTATACCTGCATTTGGAAAGAAGGGTACAACAACGTTGTAGCAAAGTGCGTGGAATCATATCCAGAAGGCGGAATTTACCCTACTGTGGAAAAATACTTTATTTTAAAATAACCCCTATAAAACAGATAACAATGAGCTACGATGAAAACAGAATATCAGACCAGATAGATGGCGGGCTATTGCTCAATAAGCAATATGAAGAAGCTATAAAAAGGGTAGATGACGCTTATTATGATAGGCATTCACCACACTATATGGATAATGATCGATACAGATGGGCAATTGAATCAATAAACAATCATTTCGGAATCAATAAAACAGATAACAATGAAAACGCTTGATGCTAATAAGCTGATTGTCGAATTTATGGGCGCCACACTTTACGCTGACACCCCAGAAGGTAAGTGGTATAACGGGATAGAACCATATCCCCATCCAATGCATGAATCCGCTATTGAACATCATACATCATGGGATTGGCTTATGCCTGTAGTGGAAAAGATAGAAAACCTGAATTTGGGAACTATTGAGGCCGACTATATTCCCGGATGTGCTTCTGAACTTATAAATGCGAATGTCCAATTCAGAATTTCCTATAATGAAACCACTATTGATTTGTTTGGAGATATGGATGTTTGGGAGGGCTGGATGTCTTTTACAAAATTCAAAACAAAAATGGAATCGGTTTACAACGCAGTGGTTGAGTTTATAAAATGGTACAACGACCGGAATTCCCCTAACGCAGTTAATCCCGATAAAAAGTAAGTTATGGAAGATAAATTGATTTTAGATGCGTGCTGCGGAGGCCGGATGTTCTGGTATCAGAAGGAGCACGATAATGTTTTATTTATGGATAAAAGAGAAGTTGAAAAAGGTGCATTCCCAAATAATTGGAATCCAAATTGGTGTGTTAGTCCTGATGTAGTGGCCGATTTTAGAGAAATGCCATTCCCGGATAAATCATTCAAGCTTATAGTATTTGACCCACCGCATCTATATAATGGCAGCGAAAAAAGCGTAATCAATAAGAAATATGGGCTTCTGAACAGAGAAACCTGGAAAGAAGATATAGCAAAAGGGTTTACAGAATGTTGGCGGGTATTGGATGATTTCGGCACCCTCATTTTCAAGTGGAACGAAGCAAATATCAAAGCATCAGAATTGATAAAAATATTCCCCCATAAGCCTTTGTTCGGTGACTTCACAGGGAAAACAGGGAACACCATCTGGATGACTTTCATGAAAATACCCAACACTTAACCCTTACAGTAAAACATAGAAGTATGAAAAGAGAAATAAAATTTCGCGGAAAGTACAAACGAACAGGTGAATGGATTTTTGGCCTTTTGTTTAAAGGTGTTGGTTGCAGTTTAGGCGTTGATAAAATAGCTTATTATGTTGGTGACTGCTTTGATTTTTATGAAGAAGTCATTCCCGAAACAGTAGGCCAATACACTGGGATAAGACACAAAGAAACAGAAGAAGAATTGTATGAAGGTGATATAATACAGGTGATACTAAAAGGAGAAATAATACTTACAAAGCCAATTATTGAAGACTATGGTGCATGGGGCGTAGATGTTGACTTTGATGGCATAGTTTGCCCGCTTCATGACTATATAACCTCTAAAGAAGGGTATATTTTAAAGTGTATCGGCAATATTCACGACAACCCTGAACTATTAACCCCTATTATCAATAACCAATAATACGAGATAAAATGAATAAGACAAAGGAACAGTTAGCAGAAGAATACGCTGAAAAGTATCATATACAAACTATGAGTTATTATGATACTCAATCAGATTTAGAACTTGCATTTGAAGCTGGATACGAAGCAGCAGAACCTAAATGGATAAGTATTGATGAGGAATTTCCAAAAGAAGGCAATCAATATTTATTCTATTCAGGAGGGCTAACAATTATTTTGTTTCACCAAGAAAGGGGATTGTTTTTTTATGGTGAAAATAGATGGTGTAGCCCTATCACCCACTGGTTACCCTTACCTAACCCTCCTAAACAATAAATAACAATGGACAATAAAATAACACTCGAAGAGCTGGCACCGTATCTACCGTATGGGTTGAAATGCCAGTTTTCAACAGGAACTATATTTGAAATGGGCCTATTCAACAATTACCGTGGGCAAGGAATAGAAACCCGAACCATTGATCAATGTCTTGATATGAAACCACTTGTTCACCCCCTCAGCCAGTTAACCCAGGAGATAGAGTATAATGGACAAAGGTTCGTGCCGATCTTGGAATTAGCCAATATGAACTATTATACTAAATGCAATTTAATCCCCAAATTCGATTTTGTAGCCCACAGCACAAGACGTTTAATGTGCGGCATCAAAGGTAGAGATTTAAGCACATGTCAATTTGTACTTGACCGGTTCGATTCTAATGGCGGCCGAAAAAATATTGCTTTCAATATGTACGTAGATTACGAACATGGCACACACAGAGAAACTTTTGCAGACCTTGAAATGATTAAAAAGCTCCACGAATGGCATTTTGATATATATGGACTTATAGAGAGAGATCTTGCTTTGCCTATTGAAGATTAACCGAAAAATTTCATATCTCCTGTTGTGTATAAGTGAGCCTCTGCCTTTCTCCGTCTTACTAACCCATTAAGTTTCCTTCCCCCGGCTGTAACTGCGAGATTCTCCCAATACCTCACCATTTCTTCAGCCGGGGTATTATTGTTGATCTTAGCCCAAAGGTCATAATCCCGCCATCTGCCGCCAGACTTATAACTTGTCCCAGCATTAAAGCAAAATGATACCGCAGCGTCAAATTCCTGCTGTTTTAGCGGCCTTTTTATCTTCTGCAATACTTTGCCTTCAAACTTTCGCAAGTGGTATGCAAGGAGCTGTTTTGCCCTTTCTATGGTTATTTTATCACCTGGCTTTACTTTTGATCCATCTTCATAAAAAGTAGCTCCGTAACCAATAGTCCATGGAGCGCCACCGGTACCCGGGTCAGGATAAGCCTCCAGTCGCAGCCCCTCAAAGTGAGCTATAAGGTCAATTCCTTCTGCTGAAACATGCGGGCCTGTGGTTGCGGAGATATTTTTACATCCTTCCATACTATATAATTGATACTTTATTTCTGAATAACAGGAATATTAAGGCAATAAGTATCACAATCCCGATAATAAGGCCAACTGAAATCTTAAACCAGGTTCCAGCCTTTGATTCTGCGCTTACCCGGCTTTCCTTCTCCTTTTCCAGCACCCTGGCCATCGTGTCCCGAGCTGCTGTGTTTTCTTTTGTTCTCGTCCGATCCCTGTAAAGCGTATCAGTTTTGCTTATTGTCTTTACATAAGGAACATAAATCACCTGATTTGCGCTATCACATTCTACCTTAAAGGTGTCAACTTTAGTAATTGTAGCGCCCTCCCTGAATGTTTCCTTTACAAAGGAATCTACTCTTACAGGGTACTCCTCGGCGCAATACTTGGCCAGCAGCTCCGGGTTGTCCCGTTCCACGTAAAACAATCGTTTCTGACTTCTCTTTAAGGTGCTGCAGCCGCACAAGGACATAGCGAATAATACCAGCACTATTACGAGGACTATCAATCCCCATCTTTCTGCATGCTTATTGTTTGTCATTTGGCTTTGATTTTATGACCTGGTTAAGTCGTTCTATTATTGCTTTTATGAAGTCGAGCCGGTTGTCAATAGTTATTATATTCTCGTAGACGCTTTTGATCTCTACCAGAAGCAACAACAGATAGGCCCAATCCTTTACAAAGGCAAAAGGCATAACTTTACTAACCCCAACAGTAACATTAGCCAACACGTGCGTAATGATCAGAAAGGATCCATACTGAATGAACTTTATAACCGTCATGCGGATACCCTTGCTGGTAATTGCCTTATGACCATCTTTAGCCCATACTTTTGCTATGCCGGTTATCAGATCTACGGTAACAGCAACTACCAGCCATTTCAGATACTCGGTATCGCTGAAGATATATTTATGTGTTGCGTCGCTTATCACCGCCCCCATGCCTGCCAGCGAAACAAATATGGGATTGAAAACACTTAATATTTTAAGTTTCATATTTGCAAATAATTAAGATGATAAATACCCAGCTGTTCTAAGTTTAGCCAGTAATGAGTTAAAGTCAGAGACAAGACCCGAGATATCTGTAGCTGTACTATCAGGTTGAGATTCGACCACAGGAAGGTTTCCAGCATGGTAGACATCATTTCCATTAAACTTCAGATCACCACTGCCATATATGTACACATGTCGCCAGTCAAAGGCTCCGGATGAAAAGCCCCCAAAATATAAATCACTGGACATGGAATTATCAAAGGGGCGGATATAGAAATTAGTGTTTGAGCTTTCTATGCCATTGGGGAAGTATCTGGTTGTCAGTGTGCCGTCATTATTCCTTACGATAACACCATTAGATGTTATATTGGTCGCTATAAGAGAGCTAAGTGTCAATGCAGATATACCGACTTGAAGTGCTTTTGTATCCTCTAAGCCGTAGGCTTTATAACGATTCCCTTCCGAAACCATGAGCATAGCTCTCGGAGTATCTGCTATGCTGGGGGCATTGAGATAAACACCAGTCCCGCACTCCTCAACCCAGGCACCATTAATTAGAGATAAATTATATGCCATTGGAAAGGTTACAACAGCTTTAGCAGCAGTACGAAGGTATTTTACCGGAGATGTCAACCCCCAGTTATCATTTTCATATGGGATCGCATCAGTACCAACCCGAATGTTTAATTTGTCAACATGTGCAGTGCCAGCAAGTGCTACAACAGCCGCTAACGGGGGCGTTGGCGCATTGCTTACTAAAACTGAGGAATGATTTGATATGTTAACAATATTCCTATCTGACACGGTATCCCCGGTAGTAAGATAGTCAATGTAGTTACGTTCAGCCTTACAGTCAATAAAGGTATTTTTCGTGTAAGAAGGATTGACAAAATGCAAATGAACACCTGCACGGATAAACGTTGTGTCATTGGCATTGTTAGACGCTACATTTCCCCAATTAGCTGCATTGTCAAAGGAACATCCAATAAAGGTATTATTAGACGCATTATCACTGATCCGGACACATGAAAGCTCAGGATAATTGGCTGTATTGTCAATCCAGTCAATACCCGAATCAACCCCGAATTGCACCACCTTAAACATACATCCAATGAACCTATTTTCCAGGGACGGGAAAGCCTGGCCCATTGATCCACCAGCAGCATTGTCTGCTGCTTTATCTGCTGCGTTGTTAGTGATATGTAAAGGGATCGGGCAATTAAAGACATGTACATTAGTGAATACGCAGAATTGCGCATCATATAGGGTAATTCCTTCCTGTTTAAAGTTCTTTGCAAAGCAGTCGGTCAAAGCGCTGCCGTTGGTACGGGTTAGCGTCATTAATTTATTGGCACGAAATTTTCCGTCAACATTCAGATTGAACATGCGAACTGACCCCTGATTGAACTGCGTAACGGGATAATCAAGCCGCTGCTTGAAAAGAACATCTACGTTTGCACCATCAGCCAGGAATACAAGAGAGCCATTACCGTTTACAGTTAAGCCGGAATAAAAAGTTATTGCGCCACTTACTTTATAACCGAATGGTGTATAAGGGATATCCACTATATCTGCAATAACACGCAGCTGATTGCCACCAAGATCGGAATTAACTTTCTGATACACCGCACCGAAGCAAGCCTGAAAAGCTGCGGTATCATCCGTAACTCCATCCCCCTTGGCGCCGAAATCCCGAACGGAAAGAATGTTGCCGTTCATGCGGAAATACTCTGTACCTAATTTCCGATATATAACGCCATCGCATTTACTATCATCCATTGCTGTACCATCTTTCCAAATGGTCACCTTATTATATGATAAGTTTGCACCGGTTTGGCTGCTCAGGATATTGGTTAATGTGTCACCTACTCGTATGTAGCTGTTAGTGTTTGCCATTATATAGAAAAAACCAGATTAGAAAATTGAGGATAAATCTGGACATCTTTAGCGTAGTCAGTAATATCCTGCATTGAATTAGCCACTACAATAGGATCGATACTATTAGGTAGCTGCTTCATCCTAATATTTTGATTAATTTCTTGCGTTACCTGTTCGTACGTCTTTGCCATGTGCTTATGCTTCTAGTTCGTATTTATAGCCTTTATTGGTTAGTTCAAGCTTAATCCCGGTGATCATTCCGGAAATCATTGGGGCATTTATACCGGTTACATCTTCATTCGCACGTACTGCAAATTCAAGACGTAACATGGTCAGATTATCAATATTTTGGTTCTTTATAGATTCAATTGAATCGGAAGATTGGATGCGCCTGATTCCCAGCGTTTCTAAAAATGGAGGTGCAAAATCCAACGTTTTATATTGCGGATTTTCCAGAATAGCCCGGCATAATCCTGCTATTCTATTACACAGGCTTGCTGATACATGATCTCCCAGACTATCATCGGGGGATACACTGTTTGCATATATATCTATAGTGTAAACGTAAGCTCCGTCAACTGAAAGTTGGTCTTTATTTGAATAATCACCCTGAAAAAATGTAACATTAACGGCAGGTAGTTCAGTGCTATCAAGCGGAATAAACCGGCTATTCCAGACAGACGGATTCAGTTTTCCATCAGACAACAAAATAGCCTGGTTTGCCAGCTCCAATTTCAATATTGAGCCTATCCGATCCCGGATTATCTCAAACTTTTGGGGTGTTATGGGAATGGGAATTTTTGCCATTTCTATAGGGATAAAATACAGACAATCAGACCAAGCAGATCATCAGGGAACCATTGGGTAATTTTGTATCTGATCAGCGTTCCGTTGCTGTCTTGCCAGGAGGCATAGTTATTAGCCATTGACACACGGCCATTGCCATCCCGGATTATGTAGCCGGCCGCTATTAGGTCCTTTTCATGTACTGTGCATGATGCCTCGGAAGAACTTACTGCAACACCCATATCATTATAATGGGTATGATGGCGTTTAACTGTACCGTTGACCGTAACTGAAAGTGTGCCGTTGGAAAAAGTAATAGGGACGGCAAAGTTATTGCCGTTTGATACGAATCTCCGCGCGTCCCTTTGTATTTTTTCTATGAGGCTCATTTGCTTGTTGCCTTTTTCTCCGTTCCCTTTTGTTTGGGTATCTGAATCTCATCCCCAACCTTTAACCCCTGCAGGCCCAAATCCGGATTTTCGTTCAGATTGTCCTCAGTTAGTTTGATGGTTTCGGTATCTTCTTTGCATTCCTCCAGAAAACCATCCTTTACGAGTATATCTGCATGGCCTTCCTCAAAGGCATCCTCATTAACGATATTGTTGAGGTGGAATATCCTGTTTGACATACCAGCTACGCTGAGGGCCTTAACCCTGAATTTTCTTTGTTTTGACATTGTTATTGTTATTTTTTGTTATTTAAAAAAAGGCCTGCCGCATAAACAGCAAGCCCATTTCAGAACCAAGAAAAACACCACCTATGAAACTACCTGCATTGTATAAATCTGGTCAACCGCCGTAGGTATTGCCACGCCTGCGCTTCTTACATCAAAAATGTGAGCATGCAAACGTTCGTCTGGATAATCGCCGAATACATAAGCTCCTTTGATTATGCGGGGGCTTTCAGCCTTCAGCAACTGGGGAACCGCAGCAAATCCGAGTTTGAACTTAGGAACCTCTGGCAGCACAATTACTTTTTTGGGATTGATATATGGGGTTGATACACCGCTTGCATTGTCGTAAAACTCAGGATAAGCCCACAGATTGACGAGGTATGAGCCGGCAGAAATCTGGCCGTGCAAAGTCGCACCCAAGCTGTCGCGTTGCGGCGCTCTTACATCATCCAGCTTCATATTTTTAATATCATTTCTCGCCTTGACAACAGAGTTATCAAGGAATGCATTTAAAGCAGTTGATCCAAGTATTGCATTCAGGGTACCACCCTGAGCTTTACCGACCTGGCGCAGAAAATTACCTGCTGCTTCAAAGTGCGTATATGGGCTGTTCGCTCCAGTCCACGCAGTGCCGGTATTATCTACCAGGCTGCCAGCTTTGCGTAAAAAGTTGATATTTGTACCGTCTGCAACGGTAACAATACCTGTTTCCAATACCTGCGCACACTGCAGCTCATATGCCCGCTCGATCTTATCTACCAGCATTAGGAGCTTTTCAGAAACATCCTGCATGAATGTGATAAAAGTTGCCTCGCTGATCTCAGATACATCACCAAACATCCGGTCATAGATGTCTAACTCTGTCGCGTCAAAATATTCCCTGTAGTAGGGCGGTTCAATAACCTTTTCCGTACTTTTACCAAAGCTGTTACGATTACCTTCTGAGCCGCGGGTTACGTCTACGGCAACCATTTCACTGCCGCGACGAACGGCAATAGACAGATACTTCGTTGTCTCCTCAACAGTAGGAAAGAATGAACGCAGAAAATTGAACACTTTGGGACGTTCAGTATATACGTCCACCATCATCTTTGTGAAAAGGCTCCGAGCCTCCGTAGCTGGTATAGTTGCCATAGCTATATTATTTTCTTACTTTTTATTACCGGTTAAACATTAATTGTCATACCCTGTCAGATCCTTTGTAGGAACCACCTTGATATGTGTATTACGTGCAAGCGCATCGCCAATGGATACATCATCAGTTATCACAGTGGCGAGCGTCTCTGCTCCACTGAAAAGAAGTAGGTTTTGGTCTACATCTCCACCATCGCAATATGTAATTTCCAGCGTATCGCCTGCTGCAACTGTATAATCATCGGCGCACACGCCAATAGGCTGTTGACTGCCATCTGTTGCAGTGGATAGCTGTGGCGTAACCTTACCGCCGGTAGTTATGCGACCCAAAATCCGGCCCTTCTGAAGGGTTACCGGTGAGCCTGTGCCATTGGTATAGCTTGCCTTAGAAAAGCGGTTATTCCTGACGAACAGCTTTGCTGTATTATAGTCGGTCCTTAATATTCCTGACATCTCTTTTTGTTTTATTTTTTTTAATATCTGTTTGCCTTTACGCTGCTGACAGGTTTAATTTTTTGCGAACACTCGCCTCAAACGCTTCAGCAGCCTGGTTAACCTGTGTACCAGGATCAGAACCTGTTACAACAACCTGTGCGGTATCAGCGGTGATGGCAGCTTTCTGTGTTGCCGAAATAGCTTTCAGGCTATATTCGGCCATGAATTTTTGATTCATTTTATTGCCTGCTTCTATCTCCGCCTTTACACCGTCAAGGTCAATGTGGGCATACGCCATAAAAGCGCTTACACGGTCGCGCTCATCATCCTGGCCTTCTTTAAAAGCCTGTGCATACACATCTGGGTGCTGCGCTTTAAATTCCTGTAACGTCATTTTATTATTTATTTTTGATTGAACTGTTTGAGTATCTTGGGCATCAACTTCTGCCCTTGCTGCAATCTGGAAAGCCATGGCATCTATCTGGGCTTTTTTCTCCGGGGTTATCTTGTTGATCTTATTTATCAGGCCTAATTTTTTAGCCTGCTGCGCATTGATCTGGACATCTATTCGCTGTTCAAGGGAAAAAAGATCATCCAGGGAAACGCCAGTCACCTCTTTCCACAGCTTAGCTGTAAACTTCCCTTCCATTGCTGCCCGCAGATCCTTGTTTATCTTCTTTAGTGATTCCAGCAGACCGTTATTCATTTCTGATGGATCGCTTTCTATATATGAAGGGTAGGCGGCACGATGGAAAAGGAATGTGCTTACGTCCAGGCACTCATTATATGGACTATAGCATAAAAGAAAAGCAGCGCCGGAATCTGCGCGACCGTCAGCCTTTATAACCTTGCCATTGCTATGCTCCAGGAACTTGGCAATAACACCATACGCCGAATAAACTTCTCCCCCTGGCGAATTAAGTCTGATAACAATATCCTCATCACTGCTCTCCTCCATCTTGGTAATTATTGCCTCAGATGTGTAAGAGTAGATAGGGCTGTATATGAGAATTTCTTTTGCCATTGCTTAATTGATAAGCAATAGTACAGCGGGGCAATAGGCATGAAAAATAATGTCCCACTTTTGTCCCACTTTTGTCCCGCTAAGTGGGAAAATATTTTTTGGCTGATGTTTTTTTATTGAAAAATGGTTATACTTGTTATGCACACATTTCAATTATGCCAAAGGAAAAGAAAGCCTGGAACGGGGAGCTGCGGATCAGAAATGTCTCTGAAAGTATAAAGGAGGCAATTGATAATATTGCAGATGCATATGGGATAACTACTCCTAATTTCTTAAAGGCCCAGCTCAAAAAAATAGTCGATGATCATCCTGATCATATGAAAAAGCCACGGGATTAATCCGTGGCTTTTTCTTTTATCGTCTGCTTTTGTGCGGACGTTATTTTCATCTTCTTTGCTTCCTCCAATTCTTTGGCGTATTGCCTTATATTACTTATAGCATCCCCGCCGTTCAGAGATTCTGTTGATGCTTCCAGAGTGGTCAGCGGGAGGTCTTTGCCTGCTGCGCCGAGCTTCACCCGTTCTGCATTGGCCTCTTTTAAAGGATCAATATGCGGAACGTTCGGGCCTATCCACCGTGCATACCTGTATGCCTCGATAATCAGGCGGTTTCCGGACTGCCGCGCCATAAGGTAACCGGGTGCCTGCACTTTGTTATTCAATATCTCAAGCTCTAACCAAAGGTTGTAAAATAGCTGGTAAAATGACAATGCGAAGTAATGGCGCTTTGTAAGTAGCGTATGCTCCCAATCTTTCAGCGCGGCCCGTGATGATGAGAAATTACTATCATATTTCTGCAGCGCTACTTCCGGGGGAATTTCTATTGTTGCGCACACCAAATGGATGTTCGGTGTATAAAAATCAGCAAAGTGTATTTCCTTTTCGCTTTCCAGTACCTCCAGCTTTGAATCTATGGGCATGTTTATGGACTGCTTGCCCAAAGTAGCCTGTACCTGATTCAGCACATACTTCCCATTTACATCAACGGGGTTATCCCCGGATGCTGGTTTATTGAATCCGGAAGCAGACATCAGACCTTTTAGTGCCGGATTTTCCCCAGTACTCGCCGGCCCATGGGTCGTAATAAATGCCACCTTTGCCGCTTCCTCTGCGCTTCCTAATGTCGCCTCTTTATAACGCTCCAGCTTGCTGGCAGTTTCCATAACAGCGGCTATAAGTGGAAGGCCGCGAACAGAATCAAGACGGTACTTCAGACCATACACCATATAGGCCATAAGATGCCCAGATTTCCCACGTGCGATAATACGCTCATATTTCATCAGTCCGGTTTTCACCCAATAGGCTACATGCGTTCCGCGCTCATCTACTTCAACCCCATGCTTTATACGATTGCCGAAACTGGACACAAAGTCAAAGCCATTGAATTGGGTGCCGTTTCCTACTAATGGGGTAGAAATATGGCAGCCATCAATTAGCTGCTGGGTAACCTGCCCATTTTCGTACCGGTTAACGATGAGTACATCTCCTGATATTATTGAATTTATCCAGGCCTGTTTTGCGATCTCAGCATGAGTAACCATATCCGCGTAATCAGCCATAGTACTGCGCGTGTAAACTTTCCATCTGGATTCTATTCGCCTGTTAAAAGCCTCAATATCCAGATCTATATCTTCGCTTTCCAGTACCTCTGTCTGTGGCTCTGCCTGCAACTTTAACCCGCTACCGATCACCCAGGTTGATGAGCGCTGAAATACCAGCTGGCATATCTCACTTTCAAGAAATAGCTGCCAGGACCTGAGCCGTAACGCTTCATGGTCTACTATGTATTTTTTTATTGGGCCGATGTTTCCTATGTTCTTTTCCCCGTCAAAGGATACCGACCATACATTATTGTAAGCAGTGGGTTCCGGGGAGGATGCCATAAGTGCCGGCGCTGAAACCTTGACCCTTTTTTTATCTTTCTTCTTGCTCATGATCCTTGTTTTAATTAAAATTCCTTCCGTCAATTAACCTGGTGATGCGTCCGTTCAATTGGTTTATATATAGCTGCTTCAAGCGTTCAAACGAATAGATTGATCTCTCTATGTCAACAATGGTATTATATACTGCCCTGATGCGCGTTTGTCCGTCATCAAGGGAATACTCTTTAAATTCAGCATTACCAGCAGCAGCAACAGCCATATTGTCCAATAGCAGAGTAATTACTGCATCAATCCTGGCTATCTTATCCTGCAGGCTTTGTGCTGAGTTCACATATTCTGCTGTACTTTGATATATCATGCACATGGTTATAAAGTTTTTATTTGTTCGATCTTTGCTGGTGAAATATCCGCTCCGGATGGTGTCGATGTATTTGCAGTATTTCCGGTATTTCCTGATATTGTACCACCTGGATGAATATGGGAGTTGTAATTTGACACATGTTCGTTAAAATCTGATCTTAACTGGTTAAACGCCTGCTCTAACTTGGAGTATCTGACCATATTATCTGAATTTCCGCCGATCTCACAGCTACCATCATTCTTTAACCAGATGTAAAATTTTTGATCCCCACCGCCACCAAGGGAATACAGCCGTACTTCTCCCCGCCCGGCCACCTGGTTTGCATTGAGGTAACCGATTATTACAGGGTCTTCTCCTGAGAGGGTCTCAGCATATACCGCAACCATAGAATCAAGAGGGCTGCCATCCACCCCGAAAGGCGAAGATTCGGATACCTCCTGAACATCATGCAGGCCAAGCCTCAACACCTTTATGATGCGATTCCCGGCTTTGAGTGCAGCCCCTTTGACAGTCGTTAAAAAATTCATTCAAATATATTTTTGGGTACCTCATTATTATATACTTCCGGTAAGTAGCATGTGAGCGTTGCTTTCTGCTCTTTTTCATTCCCGGTAAACGTAACCTGCTCGATAAAAAACTTGGTTTTGTTATACAGGAATAGTTTCGGATCCTGGATAGTAATTATATTGTTCGGCCTGATGATCTTCCCGTTCAGCTCCCAGCGGTCCAGTTCCAGGGTTAAAGGCATTGCCTTCAGCTCATCTGACAGCACATTCCGAGCAGCTTTACCAGTATCCACATCGCCCCCACTGGTCTGCCTCATAACCTTTGGCCTGTATGCGGGACAGTAAGGATTATTTACTACCGCCTGTCCGGCATTACCTTTTCCTGACTTCGCGGCCTGCTTTACAACAGAAATACTGCTGTGCATCTTTTGTCCGTCAATAGGAAAGCTTGCCCGTACCACAGGCGCACCTGTTGAAAAATCATATATAGGAGCTGCTTTTGTTTTCGCTTCGGTCAGAAGAACATTACCCTGCTCATCATGGGTTATGATAATGTTCTTCTGATTTGCCAGCTCACAGAGATATTCTTTCGCCCTGTCGGTATCACTCGCAATTGATGAAGTATATTTTTGATTTACCCGGTCAGATACAACCGGATCAACTACTGCCTTCAATTTGAAAGCGCCGCAAACCTTCTCTGCTATCTCCCTTAGATTTAGGCCATTGCTTTGTAAGGGATATGCGCTTACTGGTATCTCGCAATCTTCAAGTACCCCCGTTATGGAGCTGCCGGAAATGGAAACCATAGTATCAATAGCGCCGCTTTCAAAACCATGGGATAAGGCATATCCTGTGATCAATGTTTCGCCATTATGCTCAATTGTGGCCGGCAGATACTGTAGCGGCCTGAAAATCTGTTTATGCAAAGCATTCGAAGGATCAAAGAACAGGGAAGCAGAGAACAGAGACGCTATACTGTCATATGACAGCGTCACACTAATTCCGTTATAGATATCAAATTTTATGTTTCCCAACTTCAGTATCATATGTAATACACTATTTTTCTCCCCTTCTTTATTTCAAGTATTTCATTTAAACCGATATTATTCGTAGCCATAAACTTGTCAATAGTTGTGTCTTCATTATCCAGGCCGTAAAACCTTTTTGCCAGCAGAATAATATTGCTATCTGCCCCCAGAATGATTGATCGCTCCTGTTTACTCTGCACGGCTATATCCAGCAATGCGCCCACTGTAAAGCTGATAAGGTCCGACAGCGACGACACACCGTCTGCATCAGGTATATAACTATCCGGGTCGCCGCCATTTGGTGATTGCAGGCTGTCCAGGTTGGTCATATATTGATCATATGTATTAACCAACGCATCTATTACCGGCAGCACCCCTGTAACCGTTTCATACGCATCTCCTACATTGGTCACGGAAGTGAGGGCCATTCCAGAAACTATTATACCAGCCTGGTTCTCATATATTTTTTTTGATGTGCGAGTAAAAAGGTTTCCCAGATTGTTTGATATGATATCAAACTGCAGCTTAAACATGTTGATCCGGTTGACCAGCAGGTCACTAAACCGGTAAGGCAGCACAGAAAATGCATGTACAGCCCTGATTATGCTGACCGTATCGGAAATAGGATTATTTATCTTGCCAATCAGCTCATTGTATGCATTAAAATACGCTGCGGCATCTGCAGACTGTATGATCTTTGCGGATACAGCTTTGTATTGTGATAGGCTGCTGCTTTTTAAGGCATTTTGATCAACTACTTTCAGATCAGGAACATCACTGGCAAATACCGTAGCCATAACATCGCTGGTGCTTTGCTGGTCTGCTGCTATCTTGTCTGGTGCAGATACAGATACAGCCGTTGCACCATTGAGCGTAAGCGTCTCAATGAGCATGCCGGTGATTCGGGAAATATTCATATCCTGGTTATCGAATACCAGACCTGCAGGCTGAACCCTTAGCTGACCGTAATACGGATGTTCGATCTGCCAGGCAGCCGGGTTATTGGCAGATGTTTCAAATGCAGATGCATTGTCCAGGTGATCTGCGCCCTGGAAAATTACCTCTATGGCGTACCGGCGGCCGCGAGGCTGACCACGATACACTAACGTGCCTGCCAGTTCTTTAAAATCGAACTCTGCTATATTGTACTCTACAGCCTTACTCGCATTGATCCATTGCGGAGTATAGCTTTTGCCATCCCCGCAGGTAATTGTAAGGTCTGTATTTATCCGGTCTAACCAGCTCATTTCAATTTGTCGATTTGCCTTTTGGCTTGTTCGATAAAAAATCTTTCTATTTTGCCTCCGCTTTCAAGGCTTGATGTCCGCATAAAACCGGTTGCCTTAACACGGGCATTGCGGCCTTTTTCATAGGTGTAAATCGGCAAGGTCTTTATAACAGTGTTGCCGCCAATCCGCTTTATCGATCTCACCTCAAACAATGTGTTTTCTCCTTTCGGGCCTGATCCGATTACATAGCCCCCCTTGCCTGCATGGACAGCACTTTTTACAAATGCCTGCCGGGAGTTGCGGTTGTTTTTTACGCCCGCTTTCCTGGTATTTATAACACGGTTTATCCTGCCGATCCTCGCCGCTGCGCGAACACTTTTATTCCATGCATTACCTGAACGGGCAAACCTGGTGGTAATGAACGACCGGCCCGGAATGTTGCCGCCGCTTTCCTGCTGTTCGAGGTCAGATACTGACTGATCTTTGCCGCCCTTCGGTACAAAGCCAACCGTGGCCTTCATAGATTCCATTTTCAAACCTTGAGCCGGCTCTACCTTACTATTTGCCTTAAAAAATGTAGGTTTCCGCTGAGTAAAAGCAGCCTTTGCTTTCGCCGGCATAGTGTTTTTCTTTACATCAAAGGCAGCATTATTGAGCGCCCCGCGAATAGCTACCGGCAAAGCGGATCTGCTAAGCTTTTCCAGCTTATTAGTATATGCTACTACAGCATCGCTATTGATGTTAAACCTCATTAATCAATTTCAAATGATACAGAGAAATTGTATTGGTACATTGAGTTGGCAAACGCTGAAAAGTCCTGTTTAAAAATGGCGATCCTGTCCGTCCTGATCTCTACAGCCATAAAATTGCCATTGTACCAGCCTATCCGTGTCTTATAAAAAGATGATGAGGTACCTGGTACGGTTATGGCAGCCGGAAAGGGAATAGTTATGATTGTAGGACTTCCTGATGCTACCTGAACCGCTGCGTTCACTTCCCACGTAAACGTTTTGCCAGCAATTTTGTACCGGTTATACATGGTTGTCCCTGGTGTTACGGTGCCGGTATTGGGAGTTAATACAAGCGTTGGCCCGGTTACCCAGGCACCGGCACCCGCCAACTTCTCCAATGCTTCAAAAAGCTGGTAGCCATTTGTTGTATTGTCCGGCAACCCATTATGCGTAACACCGGCCACGTCCATCAGGCGCTCAAAAAACTGGTGAAAGTCTGCATAGGTTTGCACATTCACTGGTGTTCCAGGTGTTGCACCTGCAGTATTCCGTATGTTACCGTACTCATAGTTGGCATCAGGCGGTATAATGTTCGTTTTATCTGTTAGTTTAATAGCCATTTTATTGAAAGTTTATGAATAATAATGCTACTGTATGAGCTGGTTTTAATTGTAAAATGAGCTGCCGCAATTCGTTTTCCCGTTGTGGGTTAACGATGGCAAAGTCTGGCATTGTTTCTCCGGCGATATAAAAAGTAAACCGGTAATTACTGCCGACCACAAACTCTGAATCTATAGTCCTGTCTATATGATTGGCGACAATGTTGTCAAATTTTACACCGTGCAGCAGGTCATCTGCATGATATATGTCATCTGCATGATACGATCCGATAAACGAAAGTGATCTGTGATATGTATCTGCTGCGTGTAGGATATCATCTGCGTGTAATGTTGCTTCTTCGGGAGATAGCCAGTCCTCCGGTGTGGTAGTAGACCCACTAAAGTTGTTTTCATGCACCCATACATTAAACCCCGCTGCTTGTAGCTGCTTTTCTATATACTTATAATGCTGGCGCGGCGCCTCCGTGACCGGATAGTTTAATTTAAGCGCTATAGCCTTTTTTCTGTCTTCCAGAGATACACCAGGTGATGATATAATTCCAAGTCTCCGCTCCCACGCTGTTGCATCGTCCGCACTGAAATAGTCGTTGTCGGGCAATATGTCATTTAGGATGGATAGGCAGTCTTCATATGCTGTGGCCTGGCTTTCTGCCAATGCGCGGTGTGTCTTTTCCGATGCGCCGCCAAATGGCATATAAAAGGCACGGCCGCTGGGATACAGCTGCTTTACTAACTTTAATATTTTATCCCTTGTATCAGACATAAGTTATAGATTGCAACACCGGTATGTTTCCGTTATCAAAAGTTTTATTCGTTTCCGGATAGGGTGTGCCAGCACCCTCCTGTATTGTCATAGTTACCGGGCCAAAAACGGAACCGGGTATAGCTGACAGGATACCGGCTATAATTTTATTCGTGCTAAGGTTATCGTTTCGCTCCGAGAGTACATCCGCTCCGCTGATAAACGGCCTTATGTTACTGATCATTTCCTCCAATGCTTGCTGTATCGTTACCTTTTTTTCGTCAGTAATTCCGTCGAATGCTGTAATCGTGATAGCTACTTTGTTGACCACAACAGGCAGCGTATGGACAGCGAACACACCAAGAGGGCGGCGGCCCTCCCCGGTTTCCGGATCATATTCAATTCGGTTCGCAACATCATTAAGAATTGTGGTTGTTGGCGTACCAAAGCCGTCTGTTGAATCAATAGGGGTAGCCTCTACAAATACATTTATTTCTCCCGGTGCGCCGCTGGCAGCGTAAGGATATATCTGCCTTACACCGCTGGCTTCGCGCCCCCATATCCTGTAATCAGCCGGTGCGCCGCCCTGGGGCATTAAACGGTAGCTATCAATTACGGCCTGGCGGTAATCTTCGATATCCTCCGGATCGTTGGGAATAACCACCTCCCCGGATACTGTTACCTGAGAATCCACGCCGATCATAGGAGCCGTAGCAGTCAGCGTGTCGCCTATGCTTAGGCGGCTACCCACGCCTGCGGTCAGCGCACGGAGCGTAACTTCGTCTGTAGTATCTGTTAGGATATATTGATTGTCCAGGATAAACAACATGCCCGGATTCCGGCTGTTATCATCTGTTTTAAAGGTCATCCCTTGCTGAATAACGCCCCCGGTAACCCCGGTAACAGTAACCGCGTATTGCCCCTGTGTAGCCGGGAATGGGTTGCGTCCGATTTTCACCAGGCCAAACCTTTCAAGGGTACCACCAAGAGCAACGGGATCTGCGGTGTCCACAAATATGTTTTTCTGCACTTTCCCCAATGCGAGGTACACCAGTTTAAGGAATGCGGCCTGGCTGGCAGCCAGCGCACGGAGATATATTTTGCCGAATGAGGGTATAGTGATCTTCAGTTGTGCCTGGAGATCAGATATGATCTGATTGAAAAGCTGCTTTAATTTCGGTATAGTCGTCATGTGAATTGTTCTGTAAACTCTTTACTGAATACGCCAAACTGGACAATCATATCCTTACCCATGGTTGTTGCGGCAAATGATACCTGTATGTACAACAGATTCCCGTTTATTTTTATATATATGTCTACCCGGTCCTGCGATACTATTTCTGTTTCAACTGATATATCGGTACCAGGTATTTTTTTTGTCAGGAAAGCCAAGTCGTATTTTATAGCATTTTCTATTTTTAAAGCGCCTGCACTATTCAATGCCACTGATCTCATTACCTTTTCAGTGGTGGCGTTAAAAGGAGCGCTTTCATCCTGGTCGAGCAGCAAATCATTTCCCCACCAATCATCTCCGCCAAATAGAGCCAGGTATATCATCCCCTCCAAACCTACTGTTGAGGCCAGATCGCTGCCCAGGATTTCAAAATCCCCGCCGTCATATGTTTCTATGAGCTTCAGATCAAGCATTATCTGCGCGGTTTGTAACCCTGTGTTGTAGGGGTCATGGTTATTGGAACGCCTGTATTGCTGGTTACACTGGCCCGGCCTGTCTCATCTTTTATATTGATGGTCGCCTGGGAATTGTTATTTATAGTCTGCACCGTATTAAGTATCGATTGCTGCTGTACCGCTTTCGGGTTAAGTAAAGGAAGAGGTTCTGATTCAGTTCCATTGCCATCATCATTTTTCAGCACTACGCCCATATTGGTGCGGAATGCCTGCAGGCTCGCTGCACCGGATCTTGCCAGTTCTCCGAACTTACCCGGAAGCTTCCCGATAATCTCCAATATCTTTTGGAGCGGGGCAAGCACAGCGTCCAGCAAAGTTTTTCCTATAGCTATCAGACCGCCTACTATGCCCCCCTCTTTAAAGGATTTTTTGATCATATCCCAATTGCGCCGGAAAGATTGAATGAGGTTTATTACCAGGCCAAGAGGCCCCAGGAAAAGAGTAACAGTTTCACCCCAGGTATTCCAGTTCTTAATAATGGCATAGGTTAAACCGACCAGGGCAGCTATTGCAACGACGACCAGACCGATGGGATTCGCATTAAGCGCTGCATTTAACAACCATTGAGCTGCGGCCGCAGCCTTCGTAGCAATGTTATAAGCCCCTAACGCTATTGTATTTCCACCTACGGCTAAAGCCGAGGCACCGTTAAGGGCGGCATTAATTCCTAAATAGGAATTATACACAAATAATATTGCTCTTGAAGTGAGCAGAAGCCCTTTCCAAGCAGCGAAGAATTTTATAACATCAATTCCCACAGAGACTATTTTATCAAAGTTGTCAGTTACAAACCCTAAAATATTTTTTAGTTTTTCTAAACCAACATTTGCCTTATTATTGGTAGTTATATATGTGGCCCACCTGTTTTTTAACTCTGATATCTTCGTGCTTAGAGTATTAGAATTGATAGCTGCAGAGGCTTGCGCCGCACTGGTATTACTTACTGCATCAGTAAATTCTTTGAACTTGGATATATTATTAACCAGGATCAAACCTGCGGTTATGTTCTCGGCGCCGAACATCTTCGTCAGTATAGCATCCCGCTCTTTTGCTGTTCGGACCTTATCCAGTCGTTTTTGTGTTTCTTCCAATGCATCAATAATCTGGAATTGCCCGGATTTATATCCCACGCCGGCCTGCTGCAGTTTCAAAACAGATCCCCTCAGCTTGGTACCGGCTTCTGCACCTAATATTCCCTTTTGTGATACCAGCTGTATCAACGCCTGCGATTGCTCCAGGGTAATATTGGCCGCAGCCGCCACCGAGCCGAAATTCTTATAGGATTCTGCTGCCTGATCGATCCGCGCAGCGCCTACATTCAGGCCTGCCGCAAGTACATTAGTTACCCGATCGGCTGCTTCCGCCCCAAGGTTATACTGGTTCATGATACTAACCAGGTTTTCAGCCGCGCTTCCAAGCTCCAGTCTACCGGCTTTTGCCAGCAGAATACTGGCTTCCGATACCTTTCCCAGGCCATCCGCTGTTTCTGCCAGCTTTGCATTCAAGCCGGCAATGTTTTCAAATGATGCGGCAACCTCTACGGATGATCTCCTGGTAACTTTGGCAACACGTGCTATTTCATCCGTGAATTTCATAAACTGCCGATCCGAAAGATCGGCTACGATCGTCCGGAATGAAGCAAGCGCATCCTCATATGCCGTAATCTGGTCAAAGGAGAATTTTGCCGTGGCAAGTATCCCCCCTGCTACTGCAGCGCTTTTGGCATACTGGAGCATCTGTTTACCCGTCTCCCCGATTGTTGGCGTCAATCGTCTGAAAATCCGCTCCTGCCGTGCGAGGCCTGTTTCGCTGACACCGATATAAGAATTGGCGGTCTTAAGCGCCCCTGAAAAGCGGTTTGCGCTGGCTGTAATTTTAGCCAGTGGAGCGGATATCCTGTCGATCGCTGTGAATATGGAGGGGATTACAAACATTATTTCTTAGCTCTTATTTTTTCCAGTTCTTCGTTTACTTTTTCCTGGTCTTTGTACCAGTGTATTATACCGTGATGGTCTTCTTCATCGAAATAGAGGCCATCAATATCTGATGGCCTCCAGTGATGTTCACGCACTACAGAAGTGATGATATTGATAAGATCTTGCCATTCACGGTCTACATGAAAAAAACTGCAATGGATTGAGGTATTTTATAATCATCTGTGTCCATCTTTTTTAACAGACCTGTTGCAACACCTGTTAACGCCCCTACATAGGCCATCATCCTGCCGTCTACATCTTTAGGGTCGAGGCCCTTTAGCCTGGACATCACCTCATCTACACGGAGCCTGTTTTTGAACTTCAGAGAACCAACCGATATATTGCCATCGCTATCAGTTACTGGCTCGGATAGCTTGTATTCCAATTCACAGTTTTCGGAAACGGTCAGGAGGCCGCATGCAATTGCATCTGCGAGTTCATCAATAACCACCTGTTGCTTTTCCCTGATTGCATCTGAAACTTTCTTTTTATCCAGCCACCGATTCAAATCGGCAGTTGCCACTTCAATTGATACTTTACTCATTTGTATGTGTTTTTTAGTTATGAAATCTTAGCCATTTTGCCGCCTCCGGATATTTTAAGCTGGAAGGTGGCAGCATTTCCATTTACCTGGATATCGCCCACGGGTTTTCCTTTCGCACCGTAAACCGTACCATTTATATGGGTGAATGTCCAGTCTGCGAGTTCGGGGCTTGCGGCCATGTCGTTCATCTTTTCCGCTTCCTCCCGTGTATTCATATCATTTCCCACAACATCCTCAAAAAACCAGCGCTTCCGGTTCATAATATCAATCATATTACCGGCACCATCTACCTGGTTCTCATCGTCGCTGCTGCGGATGCCACCAAAATCATAAGTGCTATCCTCTGCAGCTTTAGGGTAAAGGACACCCGTTCCATAGGTCGGGTGATTGTATGTTATTTCGATTATATCTCCTCCTGTAGGCATGATATTATTTTTAATTATTTATGTTTGTTTTAGCTGGCTGTACCGAAATTGAATCCGGCTTCTGCCGTCGTAGATGCAATACGAAGGAACCCAGTGCGCTTGTAGCGGAAATAAGTATCCAGACGGTTGGGGTTTGTTTCATTTACATCTACCTGTAATGAAGCCTTTGAAAAATCAGGTTCAGCGATCAGGGCGCGGCGTGCCAGGTCTATAAAGAAAGAAGCAAGCACTTGCTTCCATTGCTTTGGCTTAATAACCTTTTCCGCTGTAACCGTGTCGGAATCCTTGGCAATAGCATGGTCCAAAACGTTGGCCATCTGTAGTAAGTAATATCCAAACTTCACATTGAAATCAATCATCAGGTTACGGCAGTATTGGAATTGCGCGGGTACTTCTCCATCAGGATGGTAAGTAGTAACAAAGTCCTTTACCTGGTAAGCGTTATTCACAAGGTCAACAGTAGAACAGCCCTTTTTTACAATTATATCCCGCTCGTTATATGTCGCCATCTTACCGATAATAGCAGGAGCTGGCATATCAGGGTAGGATTTATTCTGCACGTCCAGATGCGGGGTATCTTGCGAGGTCCTGGAAAACAATACAGCCATATTAGCGGCAGCTTCCATAGCCATACCCGTTGAAAGTGGTGCAGGGCATATAGCGATTGTTACCTGTGTTTTGCGGCTGTCTGTTATACTGGAAGGGTCCTCTGCTACTGAGCCTGTAAGCGCAATGAACGGAGACATAATGATACCAGTATAGCGCCCTGTTGGGTTATCCGGATCTGGAACACCGTTAAATTGTTCCAGTGTCTGCATTGGCGTAGATTCAGTGCCATAGCTGTTGATCACTATGGTATTCCATGCAGCTCCGAATTGTTCAAGTGCCGGGCCAAGATCAGGCGTACCGCTGCCCGCAGCAGTTTCAAGGATAGCATATGATATTCCCAGGCCATTGTTCCGGTTATTCACGCTGATAGTTACACCCTGAGAAGTAAGCCCTTTCCACTTTGTTGTGACGGTAGCCACGTTTGTAGCGGTTGCAGAAGATACCGGGCAACCTAAAACAGCATTGATAGCATCACTGATCTTTGCCGCTATCTGCGCATTTGTGTCGCCTGAAACGATATTGATGTCGTAATTCTGACCATCCAGGTTTTCGCGCCCGGCTATGACAAGTGTATGGGTGCCGTTGGCTGTAGCAGTACCGGTAACAGTAATAGTCTGAACACGTGCAGCAGCGCCGCTGGCCTCCGCCTGCGGATATACTACTGTAGGTATCCCGCCAACCCCATCACCGGAAACCGGGCGAAGGATACGCATAATATTGTACACGGGGCTACCAAAACCATACAGCTGGCCAGCCTGTTGAGCCGAAGTTATTACTGTAGGGTTGGTTACAAGGCCGGATTGTTTATTTGTATTGGCTTCTGCCAGTATTGCGATTCTCTGGGGGAGGTTGGGAGAAGTGACAGAAAAGTTTCCCTTTGTCAGCTTATAGCCTAAAACAGTAGAAATCCTTTCTGTACCAACTGCGTTACTTATCATTTTATTGATGTTTGTAGGCAATATTATTGCCACGACAAACCCTCAAAAAATAATGTCCCACTTTTGTCCCACTTTTGTCCCGCTAAGTGGGAAAATATTTTTTAGCCCTTATATGTTCCTTGCAAAATCGCACACACATCACCCCAGGTTAGTTTGTTTTTCAGCTCTTTGGAAATGATGTCTATTATAATCAGTTGTAAGGCGAGATTATAGACCCTGCAATCCCACATGTGGTTTTGTACAGTGCTGGTCTTCTTAACCCACCGGGCAGATACTCCCTCACCATCTTCGTTTTTAAGTAATACCCGGTGTTCCGTTTCAAAGTGTTCAAAGAAGTTGGAGAATTGATATAGCCCATCCGCAGGCTGCGGAAAGTTCATGAAATTGGATGGCTGCTGCATTTCTGCATCGTGCCAGTTCAGTGCCATGTATTCAGATAGGCGGTCTTTAATTACTCCAACTTGAAGGATAAACAGCTTACTTCGTTCAAGTGCTGGCTTAAATACACGCACATCCTGCCCGAAACGTAGGTATTTATCCTCCTTATCCCCCTTTAAGCCGTAAACATTGTAATTAGTACGGTCAATAAATCCATATGCATGTGTAGAATGGTGGCCGCAATCCAGGCCGGTGATCATTATATTCATCTCCCTGCCGGTATCCGTTTTGAAAGTTTCTCCGAGGATCTGCTCAAATTCAGGCCATACAGAATTTGGCTTTTTATCCTCATAGGTCCACTTTTTGCGATCGATCTGTTTCTGCTTTGCTGTCTCCCTTGGAATAAATGTACCTATACTACCGTGCTTAATGGAATATGTTGCCCCAGATTCCGACCATGCGAGAATTTCGAAGTCAAGCCGGACATCATGATTGCCTTCCTCCATTTTACCGTTCATATCCGCGGCACAGGTAAGCATAACAATATTACCGTTGCCGTCTGCCTGGCTTAACCGCTCCGGAACGGTGCCGATATCATAGGGCCTGGTGTTTTTCTGTATAGCATTTGCTTTTGGTGCCTCTGTTTCTTCTTCATATGGAAGACCCAGGCAAACATTCACATGTGTCTGATGCTTTTTCTCTATACGGGGCTGGCCGATCGGGTTTGCTTCCAGATATTTATACACATAATGTTTCCAGTCGAACATTCCCACCGGGGCATATAGGGCGCTCAAATGGTAGCTGAAGAAATCGGGACGGGATGGTATGGCTGTTGGATTCCAGATACCATCATTTAGCATCCGTTGTTTATTGTTATCCTTGAAAAATCCGGCGCACTTTTGGCATATATAACCTACTGAATCCTCTATTAACCGCTCATGGTTGTCCAGCTTCCAGAATATCCCAGCCGCGTTCCCGTCAATATCTATGTTCCACTCCAGCGCAATCATTTCACCGCAGCAAGGGCAAGGTAAAAGAAAGCGCCGCTGATCTCCGCGTATGTAAGCATTGTAAATGTTGCTGTTGCCGGCCCGCTCCGGCGTGCTGATGTAGTATATTTTGTGGCTATCTCCGTATGCAGCGAAGCGTTGCTCCAGCAGATCCAGGGTATTACCCGATTCTTTCGACGCTGATCGCACGCTCTCAATATCATCAAAGAAACCATACATCAGATCCCTTTGCCGGATTACTTTGTGATTGTTTGCGCTGGCAACAATGATGTACCCCTGCCCAAATTCCTTTTTATTGTTAGTGTCCCCAGTCTTATTATTACGCCGCCGCATGGCTGTTGGGCGGATCAGCTTCCGTAACCCGGCGTTATCTATCAGGGTATCCAGTTTGCCCATTGCTTCCGGTACCAGGTCTTCATGCCCCACGGTAACAAACGTATTGGCGGGGGAATTAGCTATAATCCATCCCAGGGCAGGGTAAATAACCCCTGCTGAACCGCCGATTTGCGCGCCCTTCATGAGCGCTACCTTACGGGCGGGATGATCAGGGGACAGGCAGTCAATTATTTCCCGCATATATGGGGTACGGGAGTAGGAAAATGGACCCGGAAAGGGCTTTCCTGGCATTACTACATTCTGCTCCGTCCAGTCGGATGGCCTGATACTTGATATCTGGGCAATCCCGTAGGCGATAATATCCTCTACCTGTGACCTGTATATGTCTAATCCTGCATCAGTCATTGCGCTGTCCAACACCCTTTTTTACTACAAATTCATTTAATATGTCGTCTACCGATCCGAGGCTCATATCAATAGCCTCTTTAACGGCCTGGTTTATCGATTTTACGAGATCGCCACGCAGCCCGGCTACATCAGCATTAGATAATTCATGAATCTTTGCTATGTTCCTGATAATATCTTCTGCCGCATTTTTGAAAGTGGTAATGATAAACTGGTTATGCTGCAGGAAAATGGGTTTTACCAACTCGGCCGGGATGATCTCGCCCCGTCGTTTTGCAAGCTCAATATCCAGCTTGTAAGTTTCGCGCTCCACCTTCTCCGCCTTAAACTTTTGGTACTTTTCGATAGATTCAAGTACATCCATGCTCTTTTTTGCAGCATCAGGCGTGGAAAGATCAATAATTTTGCCACCATTATCAGGCTCATCATCTTCATCAGCATCAGCGCCCGTAGCTTTACCGAATTTTGTAATGTGGTTTATGATCTGCTTTTCGCTTTGCTTTGTGGAGCGGGTTTTGATAAAGGCTTTATTTATGGGGTCTTTATCATCTATAAGGCCATTTTCTCCCACAATTACCTTCTTTCTGCCTATATAAGTAGCAAGATTCTTGGTTTCCAGGTTAACCAGGGTGGCAAAGTCTTTTTTTGAATGTAAAGCCATAATAATCAGTAAATAACGTTGTAGTCGCGGCTGTAGTCGCTTGTCGCTACAAATCGGCTACAAACACCGAAATATGAGCATTGGGTATTTTTGGCGCGGTGTTCCATACATTGCGAGGCGAAAACTTTCCTTTCGGAGTACCTATTGAAAATCAATCGTTTATAAGAACGCATGCAGCAGCACTTTCTATTCCAATACCCATGCATAACAAGTATAAGGAAAATAATCTATCTCGAACAATCAATAAAGAAGGGGCAATATTGCCCCTCATTAGCTAACCTAAGCGATCAAGATATTGCTGAGCTATCTTCTCTCCATGCCGCTCTAACCATACGGCTAACTTTTCAGAAGTATGTGGCGCAGACCAGCTGATAAATATACCAAAAGACAATGCCAGCTATCCGATAATATGAATCAGTGAAAGCGCGTTATGCTTCGAATTTTGTATCTTGAAGTTTCAATCTTTGAGATATGCTTAGAAATTCTATACCCTCAAGAAAGTCTGCAATGCGAGAAGCAGAGGAACTATTTAAAAAAGATGTTGAAGACTATAAATCGGAGATAATTAAATCAATAGACAAGAATAATGATCAATTTGAAAAGCAGTTTGCTTTTATAGCGGGTGGAACTCTTGCAGGGTCGTTTCTCCTTATAGAAAAAATAATTCCTATTTCAAGTGCTATTTGTAGACAATATATAGAAATATCTTGGGGTTTTTTAGGATTGTCACTCATAGCAAATATGTTATCATTTTTTATTGCAGCTAGAATGATGAATAAAAACCTAAAGGAATTTATGGAAAAGATAGCTTTCACTCCGAAAATGGCCAATCGAATTAAGTATATTAATATATCAAATTTGATCTGTATAGTTATCTACGGAATTGGAATTGTGTTTTTATCTATATTTGTGGTAATAAATTTTAATAATATGGATAAAAAAGTTAAATCAGATGGCCCGCAATCAAGGCCTATACCCGATTACAATAAGAAGGGGTATGTTCCATCAACCCCACCGCCGAGCCTGGTTCAGCCTCAACCTGTAAGCAATCAGCCTCAAGCCCCCCAAAGCCCACCCACACAATCAAATAATTCTCAGTAAGGAATCAAAGATTTCTTTTCAGATAACTATACCCGCGGTCTATCGCCGAAATCTGGCGCACTGGATATCTACGTTTGTGAGTAGCTTTAAGACATGGATCACCTAAAAGTAAAAGAGGAAAAAGAGAAGGGGGGGACTACAGCATGGAGTACATTATATCAAGTGGTACACGCCGGAAGAATACCAGGCAGCCATAAAAAAATAAGGAAGTAAATATGCCCTGAAGTTTAAATTTGATTCCTGATCGCCTGTTCCAGCTCCTGCAGCCGGGATATTCCTTGTGCAAACCAGGGATTACCCACATTAGCCCGGGCACTGGCTAAATGGCTATCTATGAACTTCGGGATGTCTGATACCGTCATGTACCCGTTTTTGTATTCCTTTATCAGGATCGGCGTTTCCTTGAAAAAGGTTTCCAGCCTCTTTACTTCTGCTATCCATTCATCGTTGGTCATGATGCAAAAATAAAAAAAGCCACCGGTTAGGGTGGCTTAATTTTAATTTACACTTCAATTTTCATTTTCTGGGACATGCTTGCTCTTCGCTTGTGCGTGCTTTGTTTGTTTCACTACCTTTGGTCTTTTTATTGTACTCTTCAACCCATCAATATGTTCGAACAAAGAAGCGTCTACATTATTCCACATGGGATCTAAAACAAAATCAACTCCTTCTCTTCTTGCTAACTTGGACGCGGGAACAAAATCAGCATCTCCCGCAATCAACACTATTTTATGAACCAATTTTTTAAACGCAAGAGACGCTATATCTACTCCAATCTTCATGTCTATTCCTTTTTGTCTCATATTATAAAAAAGGTCCTTTGCAGTCAATTCATCATACTTAATTTTACCCTTTAATAATTTTTCCAACGCGATCGGGTATATGCCCCATGATCCATTATCTTTTATGGTTCCTAATCTTAAGGCAACTTTTCTCTTCTTTTTTAGCTCCTCAAATAATTCACATCTAAACTGATACTCAGCCGACTTTTTGAAATCAACCACCTTTTTAGTAATAGGATGATGAATCTTTTTATCAAATGGGGCACAATCATAGTAGAATATTCTATATAAATAGTTCCCATCTTCTAAATGTTCATGTGCCAAATTGCTAATGGCTGAAGCTGCTTTAGCGGGAGTGTAGTTTAGATGTCCAAATATTGATTTGTATCTTTTCAAAAAGAATCCACCATCAACTAAAATAGCCACATTAATGTTAGTGTGTTGCTTTGGCATAGGAATAAAAAAACTCTCGGGTCGGCATATCCGTTATCAAAATTAATTGGGAGATATGCGTAGGCCGAGAGCGCTATTATCAATTTGTAGTTGCAAATTTATACACGAAATTCAATTTACCAACCAAAATAACAATATTTTTATTTCAATCCAAATAAAATGCTAATTTTTTACATTTGTAAATATGCAAAACTACAAATCCCAACGCCAAATACCGGCGCACAAAAAAACCGCATGCGGCTTGCACTGATTTTGTGAATGTTATCCAATCACTACAACCCTAACGTCGAAGTCTGGCACGCCATTAAAAAGAAGCGATACCTTATTAAGGTCTGGTACAATACCCACATTGATGCTTTCTCCCCCAACCTCATAAACCTGTACTATGACATCTTTTGTTCCTAGATTATGTTCAAAATCTAAAGTTTGCTTAGTGCCGCCAGCAGGAAATGTTTTGCATACTTTTTTCATATTCTTTTTTTTACAAGATACTAATTCATTTCAAAAAACAAAAAAAGCCCCTTTAGGGGCCATAGACGGGGGTGCTTAAGCTATATCCCTCCATACTTATCATACTCTATCCTTAGCTTGCGCCGGGTGATCCTGGCATATATCTCCACAGTTCGCATACTAATGCCCAGAATTTCAGCTACCGCCTCTTTACTGTAGCCTATTTCCAAATGAAGAGTAGCACACGTATGGCGCCCTATATGGGTTGTCAATTCAAAATCAATAGGCAAATATGTCTGTAGCAGTTTTAGCGTTCGGTTTGCCTGCTGCTCAGTCAGATCAAACACTATTTCATTGTCAGCAATGAATTTCAGCACTTTTTTCAGCTTATCGGCCTTATGCAGCGGATAATATACCGGCTCACCTGTCTTTTTTGTGCGGACCTTCAGGCTTTCATCTTTTATCAGGCGTTCCAGTTTAAACCGATGCCAATCTGAGAATCTGATGCCGCATAAGCATTCCACCAGGAAAAACGGTACTACTTTCTTAAGTGAGGGATCATTATTAAATTCCCCGTCTTCCAGATGATTCAGAATGGTATCTAAATCATCCATTGTAAGATAATCCCGGCCAGGAGATTCATAGGAAGGCGCTTTATATCCCCTTATTTGATCAGCACTTATTAACCGGTCATCAATTGCCAGGTTAATAATCATCAGCAGGCGGCCCATTTTTACCGATACTGTATTTTTTATATTATCCTCCTCGCCAAAAAGCCGGTTTTGAAACTCCCGGAGTAGTTTGGAATCAATATCTGCAAAGGTGCATTGCTTCTTTACAAATCCAGAGAATTGCTCGTAAACGGTATTTACCTGCTTCCAGTAGCTATCTGAGAACTCCAGCTTAATCCTATCAAGGTGCTCCTTAAAGTAAGCAAGAAAATCCTCTATATTTCCCTGCTTCTTAAGTACCGCCTTAACCTTCCTGTCCGTTATCCCAGACGTTTTCTTTACGATCAGGATATTCTTTTCAGCCTCCTGGAGCTGCCGCTGTATATCTTCGTTTTTCAGATCCGCATTGGGGAAACGGTTAGAAATCTTCTTATTTTTCTTGTCCCAAAATTTTTCTGGCACTGTATGCCCGGTATGCTTAAGGGACTGCTTTAAGGTCTGGGGGTTATATACCCGGAGATATATTTCAACATTTCCGCCTTTATTTTTTCCCTGGATAGCTATTTTCATGAAATCACGGTCTAAAATGTAGTCTAAAGTTAGTCAAATTTGTTGACCAAACTTAGCCATTTATGACCATTTATAGCCAAATAAGAAATGCCTCAAAACCCTTTATTATAGAGTAATTGAGGCACTTTTTGCTGATAAACACTTGATTATAAAAGTGTTACATGTAGTCCCGACAAGAATCG